CACCAACTCCAGAAACGATGTTCATGGAGTTGATAACCTGTTTAATATGAGAATTATTTTTGAGAAATTTTTCTTTTTCTGAGATAGACATAATGTCATCCCATTCCATGCCCGATTGTTCATTAAAAAATGTATAAGTTGGCATTAGTCCTCCTTATCTCTATTTATCAAATAGTGTCTTTTGTTTCATCAAAATCTCTAGAAAACACGCTTTTGAAATTTTCTTTCCAAAGATCAGAATATTCGTTATCCTGATATAATCTAAAAACAGGTGAACCTAAAGTATGATGAATGTTAGATGGAAGTTCATCTTTTTCTAATCCGTAATAATCTCGATCCATTGGTTCGTCTACTAGATAATTCCATTTTAAAGGAAGTTCTCCAATATCATTATCATCGAACCCTTGAAATCTATGAAGATATGCCGGATCTTTTGTATCAGCTAATTTAAAGGTCATCTGTTTGCTTTTATCATGAAGACAATTCCACAGTGTAACAGAAGACCAGTTCTTTCTAGGATAATTCTCTTGGGGAGTACCATGCATCTTATAACGAGATGCAGAAGAATAATCGTGTTTACAAACAGAAACTGGTTTGGACAAGTCCGCCACTTTTAATAAATTCCAAACAGATTCAGTAAACATCATATCACAATCTAAAAATAAAGAATATCTTTCTAATAAACCTTTATATTTATTTTCTATACTTTCAGGATATTGCATATGTAATCTTGTGATAGGAACACAAAGAAATCTAGTCATAGAAAATTCTGTAGATCCTCTTTTATCTAATTTTCTTGATGTATATTCATTGGCATAAAGTTGATTGTAGATCAAAGGAATAATTACAAAATCTTTTCTATGATTACTATATTTTCTAATTGTATGCGCTAGTATTTTAGCGCAGAAATCTTCTTTAGAATCATATCCTATGAATATGGTTAAAGTAGTGCTTCCTGCTTTTTCTAGTGGATCAAAAAGAAATGTCATCTGTTAACATCTTCTCAAACATTGAATAAGACAAACCATGCATATTATTGGATTGACATCTGTAAAACTCATATTGTTTATCAAAAACAAATATAAAGTCTACAAGATGATTATGCGACATAAACCAATCTAGATATCTAATTCTATTTGGATTATCCGCAGCTCTTGTTCTTGTTTCAGCCTTTCCTTTAAACATATTGCTGATAGATTGAGTCTCGTCGTTTTTAATTAAAGAGTCGAATCCTAATATATATAACACCGAACAACCTGTTCTTATAGCACATTTCATAGCAAACATACCAGTATTAGAACGAGGCCGAGGACCAGCGTGGCCATGATAAAACATAGACTCTACATGGTCCTCAATATCTTCTGGATAAATTATAGGGGACTGGTCTTCTTTTTCTAACTGGTCTCTCCTATACTCTTCAATGGTAACATGATAATCTACTTTATTAGGATCGTCAAATCCTTTGTAAGCAACGCCACACGAGTAGATTAAAAGATTTTCTTTATTAACAAGATTATTTAAATTGAAATTTTGTCTTGTAGTACCATTACCTATAATAACAGCCGATTTACGATTTATGAATGGTATCTTCTGAAACATCTTCACCTTCATTTAAATTAAATTTATTTTTTAAAGATTCTTGGCGTTCTTCTCTCATTTTTCGAAATTTTTTTACTCGTCGTGGATTATCATAATCATCGTAATCTTCATCCCACTTGTTACGGCGAGCCCGAAAAGTCTTAGACATAACTATTACCAATCCTTTGCTTCTGTGAAAGTTTTCTTAATAAGCGCCTTAGTGATTCCTTTATAAGGACTCTTTTTATTTTTGATGGACAACATCATTAGAGCATCGTCTGGATCCATAGATTCCAGAAATTCGATAAACATCGTTTCCCGTTTAATCGGTTTGATGTTTTCATACTGACCTTTAATAAAATACTTTATTCTACGAAAATCGTGATATAGGTAATTTTGTAAATCAGACTCTTTTGGTTGTGGTTTGTATGGTGGATCACCCTCTGGGAGATCAAATAATACTTTCGGATCAAACATTAGTCTGAACATAAGTATCAATGGTATACAGGTCTTTGACGATTCTTGTAAATACGCAATTTTCTCATTTCCTGTTTTTAATTCAGAGGCTTTCCTAATGATTTCAGCAATACCATCTTTCATTTAAAACTCCTGAATATCAGACATTAGATTTTTCAACCTCTTCTTAATAAAATAGTTCAACAACTTTGATTTATCCTTTTTCTCATAGTTCTTATATGTATCTATAACTTGTGTACGGATTGTTTCTGGTATACGAGATAGATCAATCAACTGAATGTTTCTCATATAGTTTCGATGTACTTCACCATCAAAAGGAATAATACCACGATTCATATCATCAATCATCGCAGCAACCTTTTTCTTCTGTAATGGGCGCTGTCTAGCACCAACGACGAAAACATCATCACGAGAAAGAATATTAGGTACTCCGTCGCCAGCATCACCCCTGATAACATGTTCGTAAAGGTACGCCATAGGATCTTCAACTCTAATAAACTTCTTCGTAATAGGGGAATACTGTTCAACATTCTTATACCTTTGCAATTGTGAAAAGTCTTTATCGCCAGAGACAATCATGATCTTTTCACCATTACCACCAAATCGTTCCACCATTGTAGCAATGATGTCATCAGCCTCGGCAGATTCGATTTGAATTACGACATATGGAAAATTATCTCGAATCTCTTCTTTGATTGAATTCAATGTATCAAAGATAAGATTCCAGTCGAGTGGTGATTCTTCTCGACTCTTCTTACGATTTGCCTTATAGTAAGGAAAGATTTGACGACGCCAATAGTTCTTGTCATCGCAACAGAGTATCATTTCTCCGTATTCAGAGAACCGTGTCTTAAAGTTACGGATTGAGTTTAGTACCATGTGACGAATAAGATCTTCACTAAAATCTTTATTGCCACTCGCCAGAATGCCTGATAGACATACCTGTGAAAAATCTAACAAAATCATGATTCACACCTTATTCTTCGTCATCTTCCTCTTCGTCACCAAATACAATATCGCCATTCTCAATCATCTTCTTGAGGCAGTCACGATTGTTTAAGATGACATCATATAAAGGATGTTCGATATCCACACTATTATATAGTATGGCTCTCATCATCTCTCCAACAAGAATATAATCCTTGAAGAATCCAGAATCTTCTATAGGAAACCCTTGCATCATAATTTTCGTAGCAAGACGGCTAAATTCTGTGTTGACTACTTCGTCTACCAACATCATTCGATTGATTGTGATAGCCTTTATTGTCTCTTCTTCAGATTGTGGAAGATTCCTTTCTTTGTCAATGGGCGCCATTCGTTCCAAAGGAAACTGAATCACATTGTTCATAATACTCTCACTAATAGCGTATCTTTATTGATACGACCTGTAAACGTCGATGGTTTGGTTGTTAGTTTATCCATGAAAGTCCTGAGTTTGACCTTTCCCGATTTCAGCAACTCACCTAGTTGCTCTTGAGGTTTACGTAATGTCTTACACATACTTGTTTCCATATCAAAGTTTTGAAGCGTGGTTCCTTTCATCTTAAAACCACCCTCCAAAGAGTTATAACAAATCAATTTCTTATACTTGACATTATATACCCACAATTGTTTCATGTCAACAATTGTTTCTGGGTTTACCGACACAACTTTCAACTCACTCGATTCTTTGAGATATTGAATATTTTTTACGAGTTGTGCGGCAGACTTTACCTTTGGTTTACGTGGACGACGTATTACCTTTCTATTATTTATATACTTGTCTAGTTCAGTCAATAGACGTTCAAAAAATGCAATACGATTTGTCAAACCTTTACGTTTTAGATATCCCCAGGCTTCTTTAAGATCCTCATTCTTACCTTTCTTTGCTTCCAAGAGTTCTTCATATACTCTTTTATAATATTGAGTGATTTTCTCAGTTTGTGCTTTGTTCATATTCTTGATTCTAGCAAACTGATGGAAATCAAACTTGTCATCTTGTCGGTCTACTACCTCTTCTAATTCGCCAATCCATTCTTTTACCGGGTCCGTCTTATTATCTTTTTGTGTCGTATTCTTATTAGGGGATTTTACGACTTTCACTTCTTCCTCTGCCAGTTGAGAAATTCTATTTCGAAGATAGTCCATACGAGAGGAATCGTTTGTGTGAATAATACATGCCCAGTGTGGAAACATAAATTTCCAGTCTGGTTGTTTTAGAATAGATGTGGCAATTTTCTTAGGAAACTCAGTACGAATCCAAGACTTGACCAATTCTATAATCTGCTTATTCTCAACTTCGTATTGAAAATAAAAATCGGCAGCCCGACCGGGAGTCTTAGGAGCACCACTAAGACCTGTTACTCGACGAGCACGTACACGTTTCTTACGAGGTTTAAGAGACATTTAGACTTTTCCTTCATTCATTACGATATGTGTGAGCAGACACCTCAGCGCCACCATACACCCAAGCGTTACCATACACCCTAGCGTTATCATACACCCTAGCGTTACCGTACACCCAAGCGTTATCATACACCCTAGCGTCACCAGACACCTCAGCGTTACCATCCACCCAAGCGTCACCAGACACCTCAGCCTTACCAGACACCTTAGCGTTACCAGTCACCCTGGCGTAATCAGTCACCACGGCGTTACCATACACCCTAGCGTTATCAAACACCCTAACATTACCATACACCCAAGCGTTACCATACACCTTAGCATCAGATCCAACATAGGCGGTTTCAGAAACAGTGGTGGTATCAGCAACCCATCCGCCTCCGTTAGGATGACGGTGAGCGGGAACCGGACCGTTGCCAAAATCAAAAGTAGTCATTTCATT